CCCTTCTGGAGCTCGTAGACGTCGCCGGTCGCGATCTTCTTCATAACGCCGGCAGCGGTCTCGGGGGTGATGCCCAACGACTCCGAGAATGCACGGGCGAAATCGTAGATGGCTTTCAAGGCACGCTCGGCCACGGTCAGCTTCTTCTCGCCCTCGAAATGCTTCTCCGCAAGCTGTTGGTAGGCTTTAGCTGCTTTCTCCTCGGTCCCGTACTCCTTGAGGATGGCCTGGCGCTGCTTCTCCTCCAGAACGTTGTGGAAGGCGAAGTGGAAGGACTCGTGGTAGAGGGTGTCTGGAGTCGCGTGAGGCGCCACGAGGCTGATTATGTGGGCCCCGGTAGCCTCGTAGAAGGTGTAGCTGCCCTTGACTACAGCGGTGCCGGCGGCGAGGCGGGCCCTGACCTCATCAGGATCCATCTTGTAGGCTTTCGCCATTCGCTGAATGCTTGCCTCGCTGTGGACCTTCGGCGCGGTGAAGTTGACCTGGAGGACGGGTTGGCCCTTACGTGTTACCTGGAAGCGGCCGGGCTTGGTTTGTCTGACGCCCCACCCCCTGAAGGTGCGTCGGATGTCCTGGACGGTTGGGAGCTTGGTTTCGGTTGGTTTTTCTAGGGACTCCTGCCTGAAGTCTTTTGGGCGGGCCATTTGAGGCTTCGGCCCAAGCCCCATGTTGCCCTTGCCGGTCTTGCTGAGGAGAGCAACCGCATCATCGACGGTGGACAGATCAGTGAGAAGGCCACGTTCGATCGCTGATTCTCGAACCTGATCTGTGTGGACCTCGACACTCTTCGCTCGAGCCTTTGTTCCAGACACAGGCGCGGCTGTGGGTTTCGGGGCACGGAAGTATGGAAGAATATCCCTGTTCTCATCCGGCACAAACCACTTGCCGGTTTTCGGGTGTCGCTCGTAGACTTGAACCAGACCCTTCATCTCTTTTAAGAATTCGTATTGCCTCTCATGCTCCTCTCGTTCGGCCTCGATGTTCTCGTTCGCGTACTCTGCCTGCGCTCGGGCCACTTCGATGCCGTAACGCATCCCGGCCTCGTTGATCGCAAAGCCGTCCGGGTCGATTCGTCCAGGCAGGACGCGGTAGGCGCCATCGACCTTCTCGACGACACCGAGCTTCACAAACTCCTCGATCGCATCATTGACCCTGGCTATTCTGATGCCGGCCTTACCAAAGCCGGTCATCTCCATGAGCTTCTCCTGTACCTCGTCCCCTGTCAGTAATTTACCTTCATTTTGGGTGAGTACGGCAGCTACGGCCTTGGGGTACTCTGAGGTGTTTTTGGTTTGCTGGATGCGTGATGCCTGTTTGGGCTTGAAGGTAATAGCAGGGGCGGCTTCACCCGTAACGGGGGCAATGGGTGCCGGGACCGCTCCTGCCGGTTCTATCCCGGCTTGTCCTTCTTCCTCCTTCGCAGCGATACGGTCAATCTCTGCCTCTTCACCCACCGGCACCGGAGCCCCAATCTCGTCGAGGTCGGCCTGTGTGGGCTGTACCGGCTGTTCTATCCCCCCGGGCGCCACAAGGCCCTCTAACGGCGCGGAAGGTTGGGCCTCAGTAGCGGGCACGGCGCCCTCTGGAGCGGCAGGGAGCGGCCCAGGCTCCTCGATGGGCACCATTCCAGGCTCTACGGCGGCCTCGTCCTCCGGCAAGACACTCAAATCCTCCTGGTCTGGCTGTTCCATGCCACCAGAGAGGAAGGTTTCGGCCTCTTCTGCCGCTTGCTCGAGCTGCACGATCGCATCCTCGAGTGTCACATCGGCGCGGCCCTCGATAATCCGCTCAAGGTCGATCTCCTGGCCCTGGGCCCATGCGAGGCGGTCGTTGCCCTCGAGCCACAGAGGGGCGGCATTCCAGCGGGCGTTGTTGCGGACCTCTGGAGGAATGGTGGGTCCTTCCGGCCCCCCTGCCGGCGGGAGGAGATCTTCGCCAACAGGTGCCGCAGGACCGGATGGACCCTCAATCGGTGCTACGCCTTGTTCTATCGGCGGCATTGGCTCGAATTCAGGTACGGCAAGGGGTTGATCGCCGGGGACTCCCTCGGCCTGTTGGATGTTGCCGGGGCCGGCGCCGCCCATGATCCCACCAATGAGGGCCCCTTGAATCATCGACTCAATCACCTGGGAGATGTTTTGCTCTATGCCCTCTGGAGTCAGCCAGCTTACCTTCTCGAGCTCGCCCTTCTCTGCATGGGCTATGTCGACCGCGGTTTGCTCAACGAGTGTTTGGATCCCCTCGGTTCCGGCCTCCTCGAGCGCCTGGCGGCCACCGGACATTACACGCGCAACGAGCGCCTTCTTGAACGTGTCGCGGACGATAGGCACCCTCTTGAGGAGGTTAGCGATAGGCATGGCCTCGAGTGCGCCGGCCATTACGCCGTAGGTGGCCGCAATGATGTCCGCTTCCGGGCCCTCGAATCCGGCACGGGCCAGGTCCTCAGAGATAGAGCCGGTTTCCAGGCCAGCGCCGGCAGCAAAGACAAGCCCCGTACCTATCCCACCAGCTACCGCAGCTGTGCCGGCGCCACCGACGCCAGCCAGGGCAGCGGCTCCAGCGATACCGCCAGGCAGCAGGCCAGCCCCGACGATCGAGCCCATGATCGGGGTCTGTGTCCCGAGGGCCTGTGCGACGTACATGGTGAAGTCGTCCCACCCGTGGACATCGCCAAACTCACCGACCCTCGGGGGCGGAGCCATGAGCTCGGAGCCCACAGAGAGATCCGTAGCCATCTCACGGGCCGCATCCCCAACCTCGGTGCCTTTATTTGCGAGGTAGCCGCCGGTCTTGGTTTGGAAGAGTGGATTTGTGTAGCCGATTCCGGTCGCGCCAGCCACAGTTGGAGAGTTTGCCAGGAACCCGGCGCCGTTCTCTATAGCGATGCCCGCCGCCCTGGTAAAGAACGCAGCGGTCTTCGAATTCGATCGCTCGAGGGCCCGGCCGTACTCAGCTACCGTGGTAGCGGCCTTCTGTGTCGGGAGGTTTGACGCTACCCCGGCGATAACGCCGACCTTCTCCAGCGCATCCCAAATGTCGGTGCCACTCCTAACAAACGGCGAATCCCAATGGCTCTCCGTCTCCTGCTCGTTTGCCTCGTCGTCCCCAGTAATCAGCTCACGGAGAGTGCGGCGCTCGGGGGGAGCAATCTGATCCCAGTAGGCGCCGGTGCTCCTGGCTTCCTCATTGAAGCGCCTCTGTCGCTCGATCCTCGGCAGGGCGAGAAACTCAGGGTCGTCGCGGAGGTTGTGGAGGCGGGTCCTCTGGTTCATGGCCTCGAACCCGCCGAATTTTTCGTAGTCATTCAGCAGGTTTTCGATGTACAGCCTAGAGGTGCCATCCGGGAAGGCTACGACCTCTCCGCCGGGGAATCGGAGCCGGAGGGTCATTGGCGCCTGGCCGGATTAATCTGTCCGTCTCCACCCACGGCGTACTCATTCGCATCTTGGATTTCAGATCCAGTAAATATATCAAAAGCCTGCCCTTTAAGTCGGCCCTCTCTGGCACGGGCAAGATACTCAAGATATTGGGTTATGTGAGGCCCAAGCCTCGTCTTAGCAAGATCAGACACCTCACTGTCTATAAATTTTTGAACGATAGCGTCCCAGTTGTTGCCCTTAAATTCTGTCTCCAGTTCCGGCCAAAACTGGACAACCTCAGTCATTACTTTTGCAGCAAGAGTACTCGCCTTCTCTTCTTGCCCCATCGCAAATTTATCCCATTGCGCCTTTCCTGTTGCCGTCATGTTGCCCCTGGCGCTGGCACGAACGGACTGTTCGAGAATCGGATCTGTTGGGATACCGCCGGCCTGGGCCGTCATTCGGTCTGCGGAAGTCATCGCTGGTTTCGGAGCGATCATCATGGGATCTTTGCCGGGAACCGACATGGTGCCACCGGCCTCTATCCCGCGTCCTGTCATCAGCGTGTCAGACTTCTTGAGCCGATCCATAGCGATCTTGTGTTCCTCGTCCTCTTTCATCTGTTGCATGATGAGCTTCGCCGCGGCCTGGTCCTCACCGGAGACGCCCGCACGCCTCGAGGGGCCGTAGTGAGTGAATCTGCCACCTGGGGAGATCGACCGCTCACGACGATGGCGCGGGGTCATCAGGAAGTCGTAGAGGTCCTGGAGAGTGCTGCCCCGCGGCTCCTCTGACGGGTCCGGGCCCAGGCCGGACATATCGAGCTCTCGCGGTCCGCCGGGGACATTTGGAGGCATTGGCGGAGGACCATAGCCCCCAGTCTCGTAACCGCGCATGAGGATGTCGAGCATTTGTGGGTCAATCATAGCTTCCCCCTCACCGAGCGTAGAGCATCATCAGTTTGTTGCGGTTGGCGGCATTGATGGACTCTTGATCCATCTCTTGATCGTATCGGTATCTGTCGTAGTCGGTGCCGGCATCGAACCCGCCCCATCCGTGTTCCTGTTTGGCGCCCCACGCTCCGTACCGCCGACGCTCAGAATCCTCGAAGGCACGCAGCTCAAGCTCCGCGGCCTTCATCCTGCGATCGGCGTCGGCCTGTGCAGCTTGGAAATCGTACTGGTGTTGGAGAGCCGCGAAGTCACGGTCACGACCACGCTCAGACTCTCCCAGGGTGCCCATGTAGCCACCGCCGAGCCCGCCGCCGGATGACAGCATCCCCAGGCCACCAAACTTCCGGGCTGCATCAGCCATCTCGCCGCCCATACGCTCGTCCAGGTAGGCTCCAGTAGCCGCTACCACCGCCCGCGTATCGACATTGGCGCCCGTGTTGCCCACGCCGCCCCATGAGCCGCCTTCCCAGTCTTCCCACCCAGGGATGTCCCGCATGTCTGGGATACCTGGCAACGTACCGGCCTCGGCGTCTCTACGGGCCTTCATCAGCCAGCCGGGGGTGTTGTTCACATGGGCCCCCTGCGGCGTGTGGGTTTTGCCAGTTGGAGCCATGGGCTTGACCCAACCATTCCCCGCCCCGGTCCCATACCCGATGTTCAAAGCGCCCTGGGCAGGGGATGCGCTGTTTGGGGTTGAGCGTCCCCCTGACGGCCGGAGGTAGGTTCCGGTTCCGGGCCCGGTTCCGCCGTAGGACGGGTTGGACATTCCGGGCCCAAAGCGTCCCCCGGTCCCGCCCCGGTATCTATTCGGATCCTGCGCGTATGGTGTGTCGTAAGGCATTTTCTATCTCCCACCCATGTACCGCATGCGTTCACGGCCACTCATGCCGCGCTTGGCGCGATTGCCAGCCATGAATTCTTTTCTATCGACTCTTTGAGGCAGGCCGAGCAGCCCTCGCTGATACTCCGCCCATTCTTTCGCCTTTTCCCGAAGTGCCTGTAGCTCCTGGGAGTTCATAAAGTTTGAGGCGGGCCCCCACGACCCGAAGCCTTGCTCCACAAAATTGATGTGCTGTTCGACGCCAGGATACTTCGAGAGGGCGTAGGTGCCCTCCGGCTCATCCTCTCGTCTCTTGCGGGTGTAGCCGAGCTCCATCCCAAGCCTGGCATCATTCGCCATCGAGTTCGCCATCTTCTGCCGGCGCTCATAGTTCCCAGGCATGTCGTACTCACTGGTGCTCCAGGGGGCCTTTTCAGCCGGTGGGTTGCCGATGTAGCCGGTAAACCCCTCCGCGAATGGATCACGCTGGATGGTGAATTCCGAAAGGGACCTCATCTGGCCGAGAAGCTCTCGTTCGGCGGTCTGGAGCTGCTCCCGCGCTCGCGCCGGGTCCATGCCGGCCTTCACGAGCTTTTCTTGAGCCCCTGCGCTCTTGATGGCATCCAGCATGGACATCATGTTTTCCATCTCGGGGGTCATGCCAACAGGCATTTTAGCCTCCAGACATCAGCGCATCGAGTATCGCGGGGTCGAAGCCGCCCCCTCCGCCGCCGGAGCTGCGATTCCCCATTGTCGGTCCGCGCCTGAAGCCCCGCTGTTTGGGCTTGTATGTTTCGGGGTGAAGCCCCCTGTTGCTCTGTCGCCACTTCTCGGTTTCCTCGCGCTTCTTCGCCCAATGATCCTGGACCTCCTGTTGCCAGGGGGCATAGACGTTCTGGCGCCACGCGGGGTCATCGTAGGTTTGCTGGTTGATCCAGTCCCCCTTTACGAGATACTCCCACTCCCCAGGGCTGGTGCCGTGGCGCGACTGTGGTTTGAGAGCGTCACGGACGGCCCGTTGCCAGTCGCCCTCGCTCCAGTCACCCCGCATTTCCTTCTTCTCGCGTTCCAGCCTTTGCCGATTTTGCGTGTACGCTCCGAGCCACACCGGGGGATTTTCGATTGGCATATCAACCTCCGCTGTCTTTCTTCATTTCTTTCCCTGTGGGCAGATAGCCCAATTCGAGACCCGTAATCTTCGCTCCGGTCGCATCTACCGTACCATGTGGAATTATAAGCACTTGAAGCATAATTTGGTCGAATCCCCTACCGAGTCCGAAGATGAGCTTCCCGTCGCCCCACTCGCCGCCTTCCGGCATGGCCTGGGCAGGAACGTAGGTCCCGGCGGCCACCTGTGGCGGATACCAGTCGAGTTCCACATCAAAGGAGGTGTTGACGACGGTGATTCGATGCGCTCCATACTCAGTAAAGATATAGTCTCCGACCCTTCCGCGCACGAATGGGCGCACCGGGCCGGGGTTAACGTAAATCTTTTCGGTATCATCCAGGTCATCATCGATCTCGATTTGGCTGTCGCCGGTCTTGGTGTAGTCAAGCGGGGTACGGACTTGGGAGATGTCCTCGACGTAGAAATCGCACTGGTCAACGAGCCAGGGAAGATCAAAAGTGGCCCCTCCGGTTTGTGGCCCGAGGGCAATGTAGCGGCTCCAGGCGGTCTCGGTCCCCGTCACGCTCGAGGTGCCAACCGAAACGGACCCCACCTGATCGGTGTCAGTCTGCCAGTCGTCATCGGACTCTTCTCTGATGCGGACGGCAATATCCGGCCTCACGGTGGAGTCAGGATCCGCCCAGGTCCGCACCATAACCTCGTTCATGTCGCCCCGGATGCCTAGCGTCTGGAGGCGGAATGAGCCGGTTTGAAGGTCCCCGCGGTAGTGGATGACCTCTCCAGAGGACGGTTCATCCTTGCCGGTGATCGCGCCGGCCAGGTCGAGGTTCACTGTCACGAGCTCGGCCGCGGCGCCGGAGACCCTCGCGTACCCGGCATGGATCCCGTCGTGGAGGCCGTCGATGATGAAGGCCGACCGTGGCTCATACGCCTCACCGTCGATCTCCACTTCCGGCAGCACGAGCTCCGTGATGCCCCCGGTGGAGTCGTTGACGAGCCACACGGTCCAGGGAGACTTCTGCCGGAAGATGAACAGAACTTGGTAGGTTGGGTCGAATTGGAGCCATACCGACTCAGCCGAAGCGTCCCAGTCCTCGAACTGGCTCAAATCGAACAGGCTCTCGAGGCGTGAAACCCCAACCGACATGGCGGTGTAGATCAGGCCATCGTCAGAGACCACGTAGCCCACCCCATTGAACGAGGCCAGGTTCGAGACCGGCTTGATGCCCTCGCCGTAGTCGTCGTGGTACATCCAAGGCGCCTGAGTCGAACCGGCGTCGGTGAGGAGGGTAAGCTGGTCTGTCTCGGCAATCAGGATGCCGCTATTAATCGAGGTCATGTCGAGCAGGGAGCCGGTGCCTGGGAGATCGACGAAGAACCATCCAACACTCTCGAAGTCGTCGATGCTGCCCGGAGCTGCGTTCATTATCCGGCGCGGGTAGGGGTTCCAGAGGCCATTCGTGATGTTCCCTTCCGCATCCTCGTCGCCCTCGAACCACATGCACCCCCCGTAGACCATGTAGGCGCCAAACTGGGCAAAGCATTGGGCCCTGTACCTGTCAGAGATCGGCTGGAATGGGTTGAATGCTGGACGGCCGGCCCCGGTCACTGAGTAGCCGATGAGGAAGTCGTTCCCCAAGGTCACGAAGCGATCATCCCCGTAGCCAATGTCGGTGAACACCGCATCGTCGATGCCGGTTTGCTGCGCGAGCCAGGTCACACCGTCAGTTGAGGTTATGGTTTGGGCATCGCTGCCGACTGCCACCAGGAGACCGCCGCTGTAGGTGATGCTCTGGTAGTCGGAGACTGTCGGGGAGGTCCGTACCGAGTAGGAATCCCCATCGTCATCCGTGAAGAGAATTGTGGAATCGTCCCCGACGATGTAGAACCCGCCTGGGCCATAAACAACATCTCGGAGGGTTCCGCTTGCGGAGGCGCTTTTGCCATCCCATGACGCCCCATCGTCGGTGGAGACATAGACATTGGCAGGAGAGCCTCCCACGGCCATCAGCGTGCCGCTGTGATTGTGAATGGCACGACCACCCCCGGCTGCGCTGAACGACCAAGTTAAGCCGTTGTCTGTGGTTCTGGTGGTGCCATTCACACAAACAGCACACCATATTTCAGAGGCGGCATAGGCTATCCCGTAGTGATGTTCGGTCCAGACATCCCCAACATAAATAGCCCCTTCGCGGAAATCCCACGAGACGCCATCTACGGATGAGGCAAAGACCCCTCCGGCGCAACAGGCCATGAACATATCCGGGCTGCGGGCGACATCCAGGAACTTTAGGTATCCGCCGCCGCTCGCCATCTCGAAGGTGTAGACCTGGAATCCCTCTTCCAGCTCTTGCCCGGTCGAGTAGAGGATCGTTCCAACGTCTCCAACGATGACGGCCACCGCAGGGCTGATGACCTCATCCCAGGCAATCGCCTCTAAATCAGGACTGGTGAGAGCGGCATCTAGGAAGCTCACTCTGTCACCTCCTCAACATATACGTCGATCTCGTAGGCGCCTAGCTTCCAAACCATGTTCTTCAGCCCGTGCTGATTTGTGCCCACAAACGCAAAGAAATCCGTTCCATCAGAACAAATTGGCAGGAAGTTGGACTCATAGGGGCCGGTTACATAGTGACCAAAATAATAACCGGATCCGGTCGGGGCAGGCGTCAAAAACTGCGGGTCCTCCCAATCATAAGAATTAACATTCGTTGACCATGTTCGTCCACCATCAGTCGAGGTTATGAACCCGGTCCTTTTGTTAGCCGAATAAGGGCTGCTGGCATATATGATCCTACAAACATAAGTTGGATGAACCGTATCAGCATCAACAACTGCTATTGAGTTCGCACCATGTTTCCAGTACCCGGAAGCGTCGAATTCACCATCAAACGACCGCCTGGTGGAAACCCCAAGGTGATTATCAGAAGGTCCGTATTCCACATAAGTAATGAGCCAGTCGGTGTTTCTCGATGCCCCGAAGGAATGAGCCTTGTATTTGGAGCCCGCGATAGAGGCAAAGATTGGCGGTGTATACGGCCGGAGCTGGTCAGGAGGAAAGTCCTGGAGAAATGCGTTTGCTGGTTTGGTGTCCCATTCCGCCCATGCGTTGAAGCCTCCGGCGCCTCCGCTGGAGCCGGTGTAGTAGATTTTCGCGCTTTGGGCAGAAATGGTAATATCGTATTCATCGCCAAGATTGCTGCTAGTACCAATCGCCCAAAGGGTTGAGGTTGTTGGGAATGTCATCGGGCTCCAAGTGAGTCCGTCCGATGCAGACTTGAGAACCGTTCCCTCTTTGCCAATAGCCAGGTATTCCCTCTTGGTAACTCCATCCCCGTCGTTGATAACGGCAATGAGATCAACCGTGACGCCGCTCGATGGGGTAGTCCAGGTGACGCCGCTATCAGCAGAATGCCAAATGATGCCACCAAGACCAACGGCAACGATGCTGTTCCCGTCCTTGGGCTCAAACGCTACTGAGGTCAGGGTGCTGGCCGGCGGATTGCCTCCGATTTGCCTCTCCGTCCAGTTGCCAGTCGCCGCATCTGGAGAAGTCCACACCCTGTTCCCAACGGCAATAAATTGGCTACCGTCATGTTGAGCATCGCAAATGAAATCTGACAAATCCCCAAAATCTGCATAGCTCGTGGCGCCGGCCTCGATCCTAACGCGCCGCCTAATCTTCCAAACCTTCCCGTTATCCATCAGGGCGTAGAAGCATCCATCCATCGCGTTGTAGGAGAGGTCAACAAACCCGCCGGCGCCGTGCCACGTATATTTGTATTCCCAGGTGATGCCGTCGAGCGAGAAGTAGGCTCTTGTTTTGGTGTAGTCTACTCCGTCTACCTCTTCTACATACGAATCGCCAACAGCGCAGCAACACCGGCCCTCGTCGTCCCATGCAACAGCGTGGAGATCAACCGTAATGGCGGGGTCGAGGATGTCACAAGGCACCCAGTCGATCCCATTATTGTCTGATGTCACGCAGGCCCCGCCGGTTCCAACAGCAACCCATAAGTCGTGATATGGACTGTACGAAACCGAAGCCAGCGACTCGGTTGTGTTGCTTGTTCTCTTGGTGATCGAGGTTGGATTTGTGAAGGTGAGAATAACGCCGTCGCCGCCCTCCGCGTCACCAACGACAACGTAGTAGTGAGTCCCGCCTTCGACCTTCTGTGCAACGGCCATACTCCGCAGGGTAACGAGTGTATTGGTTGTGTAGATCGTGCCATTTTCGTCCCCAACAAGCCCACCCGCTCCACAGTAAAGCCAGGTACTAGGGGCCGCGGTTCTAGGCACCATAGAATATAGGGCCACTTCACCAAGCGGTGAGTCCTTTTCAAGATAATTCGACGCCCAATTGTGATTGTAGGTTTCAAACGACCCACCCTCTGTTAGTGGAGGAGGGATTCTGTATTTTCCATCGGACCTAATGTGTTCACCCTGAAGCGTTAAAATATGTTTACTCGTTGAGAGCAGGCCAGCATCATAGGCTTTTGTAAAAGATATATCCTTGTTAGATGGGAGCGGGATTCCGTAGAGACCTTCACTACCAAACACGTTTCGAGAGAAGGCCGCACCTTCCTTGCCGGTAACGCAGATCGGCCAGAACGTTTCCTTGACGTCATCGAAGAAATCATACCGGAGCTCCCCGCCTGCCGAAATCGACGTGACTTCGATAGGCTCCCGTTCCGGCGCCTCAGTCTCCGCCTCATACCATGCGCCAAGATTCGTGCGACTGATGTTGGAGTAGAACGGGCCCGAAATGAGCCTCTCGTCAATCGGCTGATCCATGTTCACCGTGCCGTAGACAAGCCAGCCTCCCAGGGACTCAATCCTGATCGGCCATATTGCACGATCGGCAGGATGGACTCTGAGGATCTCGTAGGGTTCATCGGTGAGGGCCGGCATGATCTCGTCGGTGAGGATGTGGTTGTCATCGACCACCTTCTTGATCGTGTAGAGGTCGTTACCGTCCCCCGGCTCACGGATCAGGCACCCAGGCCACACCTCTTGCAGCCAGGCGGTGTTCTCGCCGTCGCTCTCCACTTCGGCCTTGACCCCATCGGTCGTAATCGTGCCGTCCTTGTAGACGGAGTAGAGAGGCGCAACGACGCTGGAGACCCAGGTGAAGGGGGCCCACCGGCCGAACCAGATGGTGTGCCCTGAGCGGCTCACGTAGAAGGCGGAGTTCAGGTAGTCCTCGAGGTCAGACCCGGTGAGGTCCGCGGCCCATGATGCCATGCCAGCGTAGGCGGCCCGCCAGTTAGAGCGGAGGCTGATCGCGTTGTCGCTACGGGCGATGTAGAGGTTCTCGAGCTCGGTCATCCCCGGCGGGTCGATCTGTGTCGAGTGGGCCCGCAGGACCTTGGTGGCGCCTGAGAGGGGGATCGCCTTGTATTTCTTGTTTGCCATTTATCCTCCAGGGAGCCCAACGGCAAAGAGACGAACGATGATACCGACAGCAGAGCCAATCAGCAGAAGAATTATCGCCCACAACATCTTCGTCTGTCCGTCCAGCCGGTGATGTGCAGATTTCGCAGACACCTCCACCAGTGCAGTCCGTTCGCTCTGAACGGCACACAGGCCAGTAATGGTACTCTGAAAACCAGTCACCGCACTGAGCGTCTCGTCGTGATTTACGCGGCTACGCATCTCCGCAGCTTCGATCACGCCGGTCAGCTTCGACAAAGCCCTGGCCTGGTCGTTGTGCCCATTTCTCACCCGAGCTATTTCGCCTCTGACCTCCGCAAACTCACGGGCGCACTCGATCAAGGGCCCCCCGGTCTGGTTACTACTGCCGGTCATAAAATTCCCTCCATTATGTCAACCCCGTAACGACACCAGTACGAACAACCCCAAGGTCATCCTTGACTTTAATCTTCAAAAGTGGGGGCTCTGGCTCACCACAGGCCCCCTCTACAACAATCAACCCCGCCGAGTTGGTCGGGATAACCTGGACCTGATTCTGTACCAAGATTCCATTGAGAACGTCATGGAAGTTGTTATTGCTCCCCTCAATAATTACCGTGTACTGCCCGTCCTCGAACTCAATCGAGTAGCCATTAATTATCTCGATGGTCTTGGCATATGTCACGCCAGCAATCGTGACCTCCGGGTTGTGACGGTGCGTGTCGGGGTGCGCGATTCCCTCTTCATCGTCTTCTAAATCCTTGAGGTCGAGGCGCAGGACATCGCTGTCCAGCGTGTAGATCGTGCCGGATTCGAGAGTCAGGTACGTCTTAGGAACGTAGATGACAAAGGTTGCATACGTGATCGAGATCGCCATCAATTAACCTCTGTTGACAACCCTGCTTCTCTGAGCCTGGAGCGAAGCTCGCCTATCTCTGCCGCTGCCATCCTCGAACGCTCATTAAAATCGTCCCCGAGTAATTGTGCGTTCTGCTGTGACGCAGCCGCCTCTGCCCCGAGTCGGATCACGGTACTCTTGAGTGCGGAGTTCTCAGCCGCCAGCTTGCCGACCTGGGCCTGATTCTTGTCCGCCGCTTCACACATCGAGTCGTACCTGAGCTTGATGTCCTTGTATTTCTCTTCGAGTGTTGGGTCTGCCATGTTGCCCCCTAGCTATCCGGTATCAGATACACGGTCACTGATAGCCCATTGTCCTTGTCCACGGTCTCGTTGATCGGAGATGACTTGTACAGGTCTGGGGACGTGGACAACCGCGCCCGGCCAGTCACAGGCTGATCCGCAGAGATTGTGCGGCTGTCAGTCACGATGCCGCCTGCGTTGGTCAGCGTATTGAAGTAGCCCCCGGTGGCCTTGATCGTGCCGGTGGCCGGGGAGGTTGGACTACCGCCCACGGTGTAGGTATAGGTATCTGCAGTGAGTACCTCGATCTCGAAGGCCCCGTTGTACTCATCCTGGTCGGCTCCCTCGATGAAAACAAAGTCACCAGTAGCCAGCCCATGACCTGTGTGAGTGACGGTGGCCGTGTTCCCACCTACCCCAACATCCCCGATCCAGTCCACTGTTCCAGCAGCGCAGTCGTCGATGTCGATGTAGTCATCGGTTTGTGGGTCGCCGGTATGATCGCTCCCCCCAAACCGAATATCAGTCTGAGCTAGATCGGTGGATGCGTGAGTAAAGTCACCAGAGTCCCACAATGAATCAAGGTTGTGATCCCACAGCTTGCACCTGATGGTGTCATCACCAGTTCCGCCGCCGTTGTTCGAATAGAACTCACACATCATCCAATCTGTGTGAACCGTCATTAAGCTGGACGCTGTAGATGTGAACCCGCTGTAGTTGAAATTTATTGAGAACTTCCAGCCCGTTTGGGGGTCTTGTGTTTGGACCTTGAAACTTACATTTGGACTGCCGGTGGCCTGATGACAGATCCCCGCTAAGTGCATTTGCTGATACACCGCATCAAAAATAAACCCACTTGAAACCCTGAACCAGAAGCGAAGATATACGGTTTCCTCGTCGGAGATTGTTTCGTAAACTCTAAGATCGGCACCATCCCCATCAAATACAGCCCTCGCCCCCCAGTCGCCGTTTTTATTCGCGCTGTCTGAGGCAGCAATCGTGCCGTGGGTTGTTACTGATCCAGAAAACTCACTCAGATCCTCTTCTTCAAAATCGTTATCAAACAAATTTCGCAGGGTGCTGCGCGTGATCGACGTAACTGACTCCTGGTAAGGGAAGTCGCCAGCATCGCTCGACGCCAACAGGAGAACCCGCGCATCCTCAAGCACGGCCTGGGTGTCGATGTCCTTGACCGTCACCTGAGTCGTCACCGGATCCGCCACGAAGTTGACTACCGTGGTCCCTGCCGCCTTGTAAGAGATGTTGCCGGTGCAGCCTGAGAGGTTGACTGTGATCGTGCCGCTAGTCCTGGCGAAGTAGAGTGTCGAGTTGTTCGCGTCATCTGCGGCGTTGTAACCAGAGAACGCAATTCCGGTCAACGTCATGGTTGTGGGTGAGGAGGTTCCAAACTCAATCGCATGGGTCTCAGCGGTGCCCTTGGTGAACTCGGTATTGTCCATCTCACCATTCGGGTCAGCCGCCTCGTCGTAGATCAAGTAGGAAGTATCAGCGGTGCCCTCGTAGTTCTTGAATACGCAGTCATCCATGTCAGCGCCACCGTGTGTGATCTGGCCGCAATCATCAAACGTATTGCCGGTGACTGTTTGGCCGGACCCAAAAGTACTTGCGGCTGCGCGTACAATAAGATTGTCTGTAATTGAAACGGTTGCATCCGTGTCAGAAAAATCAAAGATGAATCTCGTTGAATCGCCGGTGCCTGCCGCCTTGAGAACAGAGTTCTTGATGACACAATCGCAACCGGACCCCTGCGCGTTGATCTCGTAAAGGCCCGAAGCAACCGTAAGACTTCCTGACGGATCAACGAAAACGAGAACCTCGCCATCCATCTCGAAATATGTAGTGGTTGCGCCGCTGCCTATCTGCACTTCACCAGTACCAAAATACACGCCGTTGACTTCTCGAATGATCCCATATCCGTAGAGTGTAGTCGTGCCACGGTCTGCCTCTTCGATATCGGCTAACGTCACCTCGTCGCCAAGCGTTAGGGCCAGTGAACGCATCCATGTCTTGCCAGAAGTAAAACCAGCCACCGAAGTAGGTGTCCGAGCCAAACATTGTAATGTGGTTCGATTCAGTCGAGCCGTCGTAGACCCATAACTGATACCCGTCGTTGGCCTCATCTTCCATGTACGGCATGTTCGTGGTGTTGATCCAACCACGCAGGGTTTTCCCAACACCAGTCGAAGGTGCGCCACCATTGTCGTAGTACGAGTCCTCGCCATCCGAACGAGTAATCCCCGACATCGACGCCAAGCCTTCGACTTTCAGATCAGTGTCCCCGGTCGTCAGGTTCACCCAACCAGTGTTGACATCAGCATCATCCAACTCCGTGTGGTTCAATAGGGTGAGGGTCGGAGCGGCCAATTATCCTCCTCAAGAATCGCTGATTCTTGATGCCGTAGCGCCACCGCCGGTCGAGAGAAGCTGAGAGTTCCCCTCATAGGTCTTGATTGGGGAAGCCCCGCCATCCCTCACCCGCACCCTCAAGTCCTGCGGACCGGAGGTGTAGATCGTGGTGTAGTCAATAGTGATCCCGCTCGCTTCGTCGTCGATGTAGGAACACATGGTCGGCTGCGAGATTGCCGCATCATTTGGGGTAGACCAACTCTCATCCGTAATCGTGAACGTGTCCGTCCCATTATGCGCCGTGTACGCGATCCTCCGAATGCGGAGATCGTCCAGTGTGACCCGTAGTGTGCCGGTTGCTGGAGTGTTGTCTGGGATTGCGTTCACCACACAGGATGTTTCACTTGCTTGATCAAGTGCCTCAGCGAGAGTCATCTGATCGAACTCGAATGCGTCCCCGGTGTCCTTGGGTCCAACCAGGCAACGGTCGCCTGAGATGACGCCTCCAAGGGTCCAGGTGACATTGTTGGGGGGCGTATTCACGTCGCCGTCGAGATCCGTAACGGTATCCGATGAAGTAAGGTTGGTATCAAGAACCCCGACCCCGAATCCACCAATGAGCGTACCCACATAGGAACCAAGGAAGACCGGAGTAACGGTCTGTCCAATCACCGTGTCCGTCGCATCGCAGTAGGCATCAGAGGTCAACCCATACACATAAGAGTTGTTTACCGGGTCGCCGCCCGTCTGCTTCATGATGTGGTGCCTCAAGCCAGCAGTATCGTTGGCGAGCAAGATGCCTGAGCCGCCCTCCAGCCCGTTGTCCACAATGGTCGTGTCAATCGCTGCCGTAGTACCGGACGCACCGTTCCCCTCTCCCATCTCGTACTCGGTGATCACGTCGTTGTTCAGGAGGGTGATGGCCGTATCCTCCAGTGCAACGATTAAGATGTCCACCCCGTCGTCAAACATCACTCGACCGGCTGCACCACTGGTCCCGATAATCACGTAGTGGCCCGGAGTGAACGGACCACTCACCAGGGTCTTGTAGGTGATCTGCGTCCCCCACACCACCGTCTCGTCCTCTTGGAATGTGCCACTCAGCCCGTCATAGTCGTAACTATGAGTGATGCCTGCGAACAGTTCGCCGTCGATGCCGCCGTGAACCGTGTCGGTGGTCCCGGTGCGAGTGATGTCCTTACCCCACTCCCACACGGCCTTCAACTGATCGCCGGAAGTATCGGCACCGTAGGTCCACTTGGAGTAGTACGGCTGGTCCCCATTGCCATCTCCGATGTCAATTTCTTGGAATCCTTCGGTGTTGGTGACATGGGTGTAGGCTGTGATTGTAGCGTGGTCGTGGTCGTTCTGCGGATCATCGACTGAGCTAACAGCCGCAACTGCAATGCCGTCACCGAGCGTCACGTTGAAGAAAGCGTAGCTGTCTTCGAGATTGCGGATCTGCACAATGATCTGTCCCTGGTCGATCTCGCAGCCCCACTCCTTCGATTTGACCATGAACTCGCAGAGCGTCGAGCCGCCGCCGTTGTAAGGGGCCACCTGATCGCCCCAAAACGGAGCATCCCCGTCATACAGCGTCTTGTCCTGCACGACCTGGACCTGCGTGGAGGTGCTGACCACGGAGCCAAGAACCCTCACGGTAGAGTAGCGGGTCTCAGTAGCCCCGCTGCCCTGCGTGATTGACCCGTTGTAGAAATACTCGCTCGCATCATCGTCGATATTGTATGTCGATAACAACGCGATGATGTTGTCCGTATCACGCCTTGATGGGGTCACGCTCGTGATGTCTGTGATGTCCCCACCGGAGGCAGACGACTCGTTATCCGCTAGATCCTGAAGCCACCTGTGTAGCTCCAGGACCGTGTAGTGGTTAGTGTTTGCCGTATGGCGAATGTCGCCTCCGACGTTGAGCGTAAAATCGTCACCTATCGCCATAGTAAACCTCCAAGGTTAAGTCTCTTGAACCCAAAATACTGCCTCACCGAGCCCGAGCAAAAGGTCTGCCGGCTCCGCGGTCGCCAGTGTCAAATAAAGATCGCCCGTAAGCGGGTATTCATGTCCTGCGGTTAAGGGCAGGTAGCCATCTGCCGGCCGGCCTGAATCATCGGTGCCGCTTGCAGACATGGTGTGGAAGCTGCCTGCCCACTGAAGAACGAGATAGAGCTCGTCCGCCGAGGAGTCAACGTAGATGCCGAGCCCGTCTTTCGGGTAATCGGCAGACAACGGCTCACCGCTGCCGGTCCTGGTCTCGTAGAACAGGGTGCCGGCGAGGTTGGGGTTCGAGATGAAGACGAGAGACTCGAGCAGTTGCCAGGCGCGTTCCGCCTGTGCTTTCGGAAGGTTATCGCCTATCCACTTCCGAAAGTTGCGTACCTGTTCGCGCTTGGCGAGATCACCTGATGCCACGTTACCTCCGACGATTCCTTCTCAGAAGTTGCCCGAATGTCACGATGCGCTGTTTGTAGTAGGCCGCGGCCGGGAGGGAGCGCCTGGCGCTGAGTCCCGACTTGCTGGAGAGCTCCGCCTGCTTCTTGGCCTCGTCGCGCTGGCTTTGAAGCTCGAGGCTGATTTCGGTTGCTCTGTTGATAACCTGGAGGTCGTACCCCTGCGGCAGATCGGAGAAGTTAGCCTCCGAATGATCCGGCGCGGTTGGGACCTTGATGAAGGGGATGCGAATGGTGTTGACGCCGCCGGGTTTCGGACAGAACTGGACCTGGCGCCGACCGTCCGCCCCTAGCCCCTCTTCCCAGTAGTAGAAGGGGTCCTGTTGGCCCAGGAAGATCCCGGTGTTCCTGTACCAGTCGGCGTCTCTCAGATCCATTGGAATCCCGGTCGTGAGGTTGTTGGCAGGCTCGAGGAACTTCAAGACGTTGGTGGCCGTCATCTGATAGAGCTCTACGCCGGCCTCGGTGTCAATCTCCTCAGAGTCGCGGAGGTTGGCGAACTCGTACATCTCCGCAATGTCCATCTCCGCGAGCCAGATGTGTTGCGCGAGCTCGGCATTAGGCACATCGCCGGTAGCCGGGTCGCCGGTAGCCGATCGAAGCATCGCAATTTTGTCGAGTGAGGAGAATCTAGCCATTACAACTCCTGGTCCTCGTCGTCAACGGTCTCGACACTATCAAACGACGGGTCGTACTCGTTGATCTGTTTCGGGAGACGCTCCCAGTGTTCTCTGCAAACCACGGTCTTCCCCAGGTACTTCTCAGCCGGGTCGAGGATGCGTTCTGAGCCGGAGGTTGGAACGTTGGTCATTCCTGGCTTGGAAACATCTTTCTGTACCCGGAAGGACTCACCCCACCAAATTTGCTGGTCGTCGTAGGTTGTCACCTTGAAAAACGCATGGACGGCATCAGCGTCAAAGAAGCCAGCCGGATACCACATATCATCAGAGACCCAGGCTTGTTGCCCCTCAACTCCGGTCCAGGTCCCCATAACTTGCCGTTCTTCTCCTCCCCCGCCGTAGTCGTAGTAAAACCCAAATTCGACCGTCAGGGATGGATGAACGGTTGTTTGATGCGTCCCAAAGGTGCCCTGCATCAAATACTTGGTAAACGATGTCAGATTAATCGCGTCCTTTGAAACAATCTCACCGTCACCCCAAAAGGAGGCCGCGCCGTTCACTATGTTGGCGCCGGCATAGGGATGGACCTTCCAATGCCACCGCGGGCGGCCCATCGAGACTTCACCAAGATCGTCGGTGTCCACCGTCCATCCGGCGTCATTGAACCGCGACCATGGGAGGTAGTTTGCTGCCTTCTCGATCCGGCGCACCTGGATCTGGCGCACGAGCTCCTCGACTGGGAACCATCCGTGACAGACGTCGCATTGCTCGGTGTACTTGCCACCGGAGCCCATAAAGGAGCCCGTGCCAACTGCAATCGCCTTGGTTGCCCACTCCAGGCCGCCGGGGTAGGTGGGGCTGGTGATGGTGATTGTCGCGTCCTCGTGGTCAGCCGTGAAGGAGACCATCGGCACCAGGGCGACGATCTCGCCCCGCCTGGTCTCCGAGGTGTCCCATCTCACGGGCCCGCCGTCGTGGGAGGTGGAGTAAACTGCTACTGCGCCAACCTCAACCGTTACAGCGGTTACGTCCGAAAGGTCGGGGCTATCGAACCCATCCTTGAGGATGAATTGTTGGAGCCCGCCTTTCTGCGCGTGAAGGAATGACCGTGCCACTATTCGCCTCTCCCATTCTCGATCTTCTTCTGCGCGACGTTAGCTCCGAAGTAGAGCCCTATAATGAATATAACTCCTCCTGACCAGATTGCGAGGGAGGAGCTCCATTGAGTCTGTAGAGCTGCGTTGTCGAGCCATTTGAGCAATCGCGCCAGGAGAGCGATCCCCAGGTTCAGGAGGTGCATGGAGGTGTAGAGGATCAGGGCGCCTTTCGTTAGGGCCCATTTCCTCGAGGCGCGGGGGTCGAAGTCGGCCATCAGTAGCACCACGCACTAGGCCGAGGCTTCACACTGCCCTTGTGGACGTCTACATGGATGAAGCCCCTCGCCGTGCCTACTCCCTCCGCCCCGTGGTTGTGGGCGGCTTTCTGTACGACGTAGCGGTGCCTGCCGCCCTCCACCTGAATGTCCGCTGCTTCGCCTAGACAATGGACGGAGTTTTCGACCCCGCCCTCATTTTGATTATGGTGTTGACAGCGACACCAGGACGTAAGGCGAACAGGCCCGCCAACATCTTCTCTGATTGCTTCAAGGAGCATGATGATCTCCAGCTGGACGTCCCCGATCTCCCGCCCGAACCCGCACCCGCACTTGCAGGCCGCCTCGTAGACGTAGAAGTTTCGGGCGCCAGGCAGGAGGTCATTCATGTCTAGCATTGCCGGTCCTTTAGGCCCCTCTTGTACGCAATCTGATCTATGGCCTGGAGCACCCCTTCGGCTATGCGCTGCCTGTAGGTCCGCGAAGTCACTCTCCCCTGGCAGGGCTTACGGACCTCTTCCATGACGGCCCTGTGACAGTAGACCCAAATCGGCTTGAGGTCTGGAGGGATTACCACTTGCGCCATATACTTTGCCAGTCCCAGGCGGGTTTACGGTCAGCCTTGGTATTGGTTGCCCCGACAATTGGGTTAAAGCCAGCAAGCTCCATCGTGCCGAGCGTGGCGTCAACATCGGCCCCGGCACCAGACGCACTCACGGTTGGATTGTGCCCCTGGAGAACCATCGTACCAAGTGTTGGGTTTACCTTGATCTCGTTCAGCACATCGTAGATGTACGCGCCCATTTCCCACAGGCCGGTAGCGGTGCCTACGGTTGGGTTGAAACCAGCAAGAACCATAGCTCCGACTGGGTCTTGCTCCACCTCTGTTGGGCCGGTATCTAACCCGCCAATCCAATCAGTGTTATCAAGCTCAATATCATCAAAGTAAAGCTCAGATGTCGCACCCGGAACAGCGGAGCCACTAGCACTCGCGCCGCACCGAAGCGTGTCACACAAGGCCGCTGATTGTGCCCCGGTGTAATCACTACCGACTGAGGTTCCGTTTACTTTGAGTTCGCCGCCGCCGTCTGAACCAGACCCGGCCTGCCAATGAAATTCAATAAGCATCCAGGTATCAAGAGCCGGGTCTTCAGCACACACGCCATCTAAGATCGTGGTGTTTCCAGACCCGTTCCAGTAAATACAACGCCACCTAAAGGCTTGGTCGTCTGCTTGCACCCTCAAATTAAGTTCCATGAGGGATTGGGTATCGTCTTTTATTTCAAATACCTTGCATGATTGATAATCTGTAGGCACATTGAAGGCTGCATTCACCTTAAGGTAACCCCTAAAATACACCTCATCCTGGTCAGCTACCGTCTTGTAAGCGTAAACACCATTGTTCGTACCATCAAACGTTATCTTCGCACCCTTGCTGCCGCTGTTGATGTGGGCAGGAGTCGAAGAAACGGTGAGAGTGTTTGACCCCTCCTCCACCTTAGATGTGAACTCAGTGGTAAAGGCATCGACTTCGGTCTCTATGCCGGATGCGAAAACCACACCTACTGGGCCTAGCCAGTCAGCATCGTCAGCACCAAAATTGTCAACGTCAAGGGTTGAGCTTCCAGACGTTGTTCCCTTGTAACATCCGGCATAAATCGTATCGTGAGTCTTCGATACCGATGTCATCGTGACATTGTTTGAATCCCATACCAAAACTCCCGAGTCGTTATAAACCCTGGCTCTTATGGTGTCGTCGCCCGTGCCACCATTGTTGTGCGAGTAAAGCTCAAACCGGTAGTATCCACTTGGTTTTGTGGCATAGCTGCTTGTTGATGATGTGTAGCCACCATAGCCAAATTGTACCCTCCACGCCCAGTCCCCGCTTCCATCCACTATGGCCCTGAGTTGAGCTCCTTCATCATACGCAGTTTCACCAGCAGCCAAAATCGTTAACCCGCTTGAGTTCGGCAAATCAAGGCTAGAAACATCTATGTATGCACGAGCATAGATTGTTAATTCAGCCGAGATGTCCTTGTACACGCAGGCTTGATCGTTTGTCCCGCCTAATGTGCAGCGTGCCCCGTACGTCCCTGTGTGTGGCGCAGAACTGGATGCCGCTACGGAATTGCCGGATTCAGTCAGCGAACCAGTTACGTCAGTGAGATCGCCTTCTTCAAAGTCGGCTTCAAATATGTTTGCCATCAGTAATCTCCCTGATCGCCAGTTACAATGTCATCGGGCCAAGCTGCGGCTGGCAGAAACGCCTCGCTATACGGCCCCCCAAGATCAACTCCAGTGTCAATACACGGAGAGCCAGCCAACAGGGTGTAGTCATTGTTGTCCCTATCGGTGAACAACGGGTCTTCACCTGTGGAGTGTTCAGCAAATCCATACGTTGAAAACCATGTGTCGAGGGTGTACTGATTCCACTGACGGCTGATCACATTGGTTGACTCATCTTCCTTGCGGAGAAGGTTGTAGTCAGAGTCAAATCCGGTGTAGTCATCGAGCGACGTGTAGAGGTAGATCGCGTGCTGCACAGCACCGATGATGATGTTGTTCTTGATCTTGGTCCCTTGTGGGCTACTGTCACCCTCGATGTAGATGCAGCGGGTTGAGTAACCGGCCCCGTCCAAAATGTTCCCATAGACCAGCGTCCCGTAAGAGCCGCTCCCCACACCAGATCCACCAATCCCAAGCAGAATATTAGTGTAGCCATTATCGTATGTCCTATATACGATATTGCCCCAAATTTCATTGCTATGCGCCCGTTGCCACAGCCTGATCTCATATCCCTGACCGCCCCACCCGTTGTCCCATATCCTGTTTAGATAGACATGGTTGGAGTAAGAATCTATTTCTACGAGAATCCCGCATTGTCCGTTCCCTGAGATGGTGTTCTTGTAAATGTGACAATTCACGCAACCCTCGCCAGAGGAGCCGTCAAGGTCAATCCCGTCGAGATCGTTGTCGTGAGAGTGGTTCCCAACCATCGTGCAATTATCGACCCAAAGAAACTTCAGCCCGTAACCATCGAACGGGGTCGTACCTGAATACCCAGTGGTTCGGCTGTGGTGAGTTTCGTTGTTGGAAAATGTGACTCGCAAGAGCTTGTTGGTCGGCCCGCCGCCGGCAGATATGTTGTGAGCGCCGCAATACGAAACCGTGTTCCCATCAGCCAGAGAGTCTGCCGCCTTGAGTGTGACCCCCTCGCCAGCACACCACTCGACGGTGCAGTTTTGGATGGTCACATGATGGGTAAGTGCCTGACCGCCATCACAGCGGAATCCCCCATTCTCATCGTTCCCACGTTTAATATGGATGCCGTCAACCATGATGTAGGTTTGTCGGTACAGCCTAAAGCACCCGATCTGCGGAACCTCAATTACCACCCCTGATGTGGTGGGGTTTCCACCCGTGTCATCGCGGACGTAGACGGTATCGTAATTCAAGCCATCATTGTCGCCGTATCCCCACTCAAGGTCATTCAGAGCACCGAGCCCGTTAAAGTCTGGAACAGCCCCGCCCTTGGTGAGACTCACGTCATCCATGAACACCAGCCCAGGATCTATGAGAGTTGGGTCTCCTCCGCCGGAAAGCTCACAGAAGAACTCTCCGGGCTTGGTTGTTGATTCTGTCCATTTGTGCGTTCCGGTAGTGATATCAACCGAGCCATCGAAGACCGGAGTGTGACCTGGATAAGCGAGGTGTGAGATATCAGAAACAGCAGAGCCGCTGGCTTTGAACGACAACATCGTTGTGTTGTAATCTCCACCAGTATCAGCGAGATAGACGTTATCCCCGGCAGACAAGGCAGTTGCCCAAATGTTGTGGTTGGCAACGCTCATGCACTCACTCGCGATGTCCGGGTCTCCGTCCAGGCACGCGGCAAGACTCACCGCTGTCCCGAGCTCCCGGGCTGTGTAGTTCGCCATCAGTAGTCCCCCGGATCACCAAGCAAGACGCCATCCGGCCACGTTGACCCTTCTAGCAACATCTCGTTGTACGGAGGTCCGAGAATTTCGCCAATGCCGATGCACGGAGAGTTGGACTTCAGGGTGAAGTCGTGGTTCTCGGCGTCGGTGAACTGCGGGTCATCGGGGATAGAGTGGGCGTCTTGCGGATTTCCAAGCCCGTCTGTGAGCGCCTGCCACTGTGCAAGCGTGTACCCGGTTGTGCCGAGCTTGATAAGCCCGACGCCATTACTATTGAAGCAATTATAATCAGAGTCGATGTCCACGAAGGTAGCGTCATTGCACCGCAGGTCTGGACCTGTTGATCCAGCAACAATGTTGTTTCTCAAATACACATCTATGGTGCCAGAAAGCTCAATCCCCCAGGAGCATCCGTAGACAACATTCCCGACAATGAAGTTCGTGCCATCCTGACCAGAAGCGAAGAACGTTCTAATGGAAGACCTTGATGTATCGGTCGCCCCCCATGTGACGTTGCCCATGATGGTGCAATGAGAACTACGAGACAGCCCGATGTTGCTGCCACCGTCGATGTTGTCATACACCATGTTGTGCTTGATCATGTTGTAATACGAGAACTCAAGAAGAATCTGCTGGATGGTCCCAGGCTGGCCGTCGAAGTCACCACCGTTTTCATAGATTAGGTTTTCCGATATGGTGTTCCACCTACAGCCCCAGTGATTAGGGTAAGCCCCGCCGCCATCCAACCTGATCGCACCAGAGTCGTTGTGGTGCCAGGTTGACTTGGTGAGAATCGAGTTATCCATCCCAAAGGCTTTGATGCCAGCGCCGTCGTTCGAAACGCCGTCGATGAAGACTTGGTGATGGATCTCGCAGCCCGTTACAGTCAACCGTTCAAGCTTGTTGACTTCACCGGCGCCAGTTCCGATTCCATCCCCTGAGTTGTAGGAAATGTGGCAAGAGTCGATGAGACCATCGTCGGAGTGTGCGGCCCACTTGATCCCCACGAAGTTCCACGAGACATCGCAATTGCTAACGATGCACCAGTCGCTATTGTTGAGGGCATAGATCCCAAGCCAATCTGAGTGCATAATCGTGAGACCATCAAATTTCACGTAGTCAACGCCATCAAACCTAGCAACGTATCTACGTGAGCCTGATTCCGTGCCGGGGCTAGTGTAACGAGTATCTGGATCTGTGGCGCTGTACTGGTAGAGAATGTCCGATTCCCAGCACCAGTCTTGGTCTGCTGCCAGGTTCGCCGGAAGCGCCTTCTTAGCACCACGCACCCCATCAAGAAATACCATGATTGGCTCGTCGGCGGTGACGGTGGCCTTCCACACATTCGTATCATGTAAGGTCCAGCCGGTTATGATGTTCGATCCCTTGAATACAGGAGTGTCGCCTGGGTATGCGAGTACCTCGATGTAGTTTCCTATCGAACCCGAGCCTTGAGGAGTCAGATACCCCCGGTAATCTAATCCAGCAGCTGAATCGTCCGCACAATAAATTTTATCTCCAGCCACAAACGTCTCACCGTTGAAAACACTCAAATTCATGCACTCGGCGACAAGGGTTGGGTCGCCATCTACAGCCGCTGCCTTGTTCGCCGCCGTGCCGTCTTCTCGAACAGTGTAATTAGGCATTCAGGATACCCTCGACCTTCTTCCGCACAGCCCGCATCTCTCTAGCCACCCGGTCGGCCTGCGGGTGCCCGATCCCCTCAAGGACTGAGATCCAGAGATGAAATGATGTGAACTGGTGGGACAAGGCGCTGCCCTTTGTGCGGAGCTCGTCCATTTGAGCCTTCTGGAGCCTCGCCCTGTCACGAAGCCCGTCAAGGATCTCAGGCTTGTCCCGCTCGAACTCGGCCGCAACCTTAGCTGCGAGGTCCATGACGCCACCTATGCGGTGCGAGTCAGAGTCATTACTCCGCTGGTGTTCCAGGTGATCGACACGTCATCGACGATCATGGAGACCGGCCCGCCCATGTCGAGGTAGCCGGGGCATTCCAGGTTGCTCGCGTCATTGTTCACCAGGATAGCCCAGTAAATGTCTTCCGGCGAGCTGGCCGCAGCCGTCCAGAGCACGTTCCCGGTGTCATCGAATGTGGTAACGCCAGCCGCATGAGCAATGCCTGTGCCAGTCAGCACCTTCCCGCCTGTGGTGTAACTACCCCCCTGAGCACACTCATTGGCTGAGAAGTCAGCCCACCTTGGCGTAGCGGTGGTTACAATCGGTTCGGTACCGGCGTTGGTAATCAGGCGAACACTGAACTCGTCATTGTCAAAGTCATGTACCTTATTCAGTACATCGAATGTCGCTTCGTTAAACGTTACCCAGTCATTTCTTGCCATGATTCCTCCTAGATCCCTACACCGTGGCGGCAGAGTCCGAAGAAGCAGACTGTGACATCATCATCCAGCGTAATCACAAACCGATACGATGCGAAGGGTCGGTCCATCGCGGTTGGCGGATCGAAGAACCCCGCATCGTTATTGGCGCCGGAAGCCAGGGCCACGAACTCCTCGTAGGCATCTGCCGGATCCACGCCTCGCCGGCCGTAGGCGTCCGCAGGGCTCACCTGGACGTCGATCTTGACGTTAGCCACGTCCGGGTAACTCAAGAAGAACTGGCACCCGTTGAGGTCTTCTGCGTTGTACCACTCGGTAGTGATTGGGCTATCTGCGACCAGAACCGGCTCGCCCTTATAGAACCAATGCGTGACGTTATGAAAAGCGCCCATAGTGCCTCCCTAAAAAGCGGCGGGGGGCTTGGAGGAAAGGAGACTCCTCACCCCCCGCCTTCGTGAGTTAGGAGCCCGGACGCCCCACAAAGTCGAGATAGTCGATCACGCCTGTCATCAGCCGCATGTGGTTGAAGACGGAGCGTGTGCGATTGCGACGGCCAAATTCCCACTTGGCCGAGAGGTTCTTGCGGATACGGAAGACGAGGTTCTGCTTGGCGTTCTTGCCGAGCATGAAGTTATCATCCGTGTCCTCGAGCTCGATGCAATAGACAACCTTGATGTTCTTCTTTGCCAACGAGTTAACGTTCTTTGAGGAGACGTACTCCGTGCCGGTTGCGGAACCGCCGGTAGCCACTGTCCCATCGAACTCATACTGTTGGTTCAGAATCCTGGTGATGTCTCGTGCATGGCTGTCGTGGAGAACGATCGACTCCGGCGTACCGCGTTTCCTCAGTCCATTGTGGGTGTACTGGTCAATGCGGAGCTTGTCGATCATGTCCCAAATATTCGAGAACGACACTGAGCCGGCGGCCAGCTTGTTGTCGTAGACCTCGCCGGTCCCGTACAACGGGTGATCGTCAGCGCAGAGCGCCTTCGAGTCGTACATGACCTGGCCGGTGGCGGCCGAGAACGCACGGTTGAAGACCGAGGCCGCATAGAGGCACCGGGCCTGAGAGAAGCTCTGACCCATGCTCGTACCGAGCTTGTTGAGGAACTGCTTCTCGGTGATGTGCCGCATGTCCTCGAGCAGTTTGTCGTCGATATCGGAGCCGAGCGCGATTTCCACATCGGATAGCGTCCACTCCCCGATCTCTTTCATTGCCTCGGTCTGGATGTCCTCACCGAACTTGCGCTCGTGAGGCAGTCCGAAGCCGCTCCAGAGGTAGCCCCGAATTTCCTGGTCGCCGGGGCCGAGTTTTGCCTTGTCTCCGAACACCTGGCCGTAGTCCCAGGTATTAGAGATGGCTTCGTCAAACATGGGCTTCTCATACTCGATCAGAGAAGTCGTGCGAGTCCACTGGGAGGTTGTCATTACCATCATTTACCTCCCTAAATTCCGACGTGCTGTGATATTTCCTCTTTCAAGGTGCCCTGGGGTGCGATGAAGATGAGGGCGTCCGCGATGCCGGTAACGGCAGATTTATCGAAATCCGCGTACCACTCGCCCGCGACCGCAACGAGACCGTACTTGGTTCCTGGGATGAATGTTGAGGCGTCGGTAACAACCGCGCCACTCACATCCCATGTATCGAGTTGGATAATATCGCCGGGAAACAGCGGGGTAGCAACAGCGTCTTCGCCTGTCGTGCCCGATGCGTCGGCCTGTGCCAGTCCTAAGAGTACGGAGTCTGCGTTATCCAGAATCCGCATCTCGCCAGAAGCGTCGAGGGCGAGAAAATCACCGGCTTCCCACGATTGGGAAGCGTCTTCGAGCCCGTGATAGGACTGACGGCGCCAGGTTGAAACAATAACCGGCTTTACTGCCGCCATTGGGAGCCTCCTAGTTTTTTATTCGACCGCGCTCCCTTCTGAATTTTGACTTTTGCCCTCAATCGGATTCAACGGCAGCTTTCTGAAGGTCTCAGTGACCTCAAGAGGACCTGTGGCTTCGCCGGCAACGGAATTCGGTTGCCTGTGCTTCATTGCGTGCTCAAGTCTCTTATCCTTTGCTGCTTGTTGCCTCTTGGCAAGCTCCGTTGTTTTCACACAAACTATGTGTCGTTCAACCGTTCCCCTTCCATACCATGCTACAGCACCCTCGTAGTTTTTCAGGCCAGCTTCGTGCTGGAGCTGCGAGCTCCACGTATCACCGAGCATGTGGACCTGGAGGACCTTGTAGCCTTTCGCCCCCTGCGAGCGCGGGTCTTTCTCGAGGAAGAACCCCACCTCCCAGGTACGCGGGTCGTCTGGATCGCCGCCGTAGTTTTTGTTCAAGAACGTCTGGATGATCCCCTCGAGGCGGGTTGTTTCGACGCTGGTGGAGGCGTACTCCGCATTGAACTTGTCGAACTCGTAGGGGTCAAGAACCCCCTGGTTCCGGTCCGCGCTGGCGCCTGGATCGATTTTCTGGTCCTTGAGTGCCTGCGGGATGGAGGTTTTCTTCTGATCTCGGATCTTTTGCAGGGCGTCCTTTTGGGTGCCCGTGGTGGTTTCTTTAGCCATGTCACTCCCCCCTTAGTGCTTGGGCGGCCTTGAGTTGCTCTGGAGTGTACGTCACGCCGTCAGCCTTGGCCGCTGCAAGCGCGTCACGGTCCTCCTGGCCCAATCCATCGGTTGCGGGAGGGGACGCGGCCTGGGGCCCCTGTGGAGACGCTCCAGGGCGCATTGTAGGTGCAGAGATTTCGACCTCCCCTTTCGCCATGTGCAGGACCCTGGCGAGGAATTTCTGGTTATTGACGATGTCATCGAGTCTCGCGGTGTCGCCTTCTCGGTCGGCAACCTCCATCGCTCGAGTGACACACGCATTGATGGTGTCCTCGACGTGGCGCTGGATCTCGGGGCTGTTGCGGAACTCCTCATCCCGGTTAAGGATGCTGTCTTTCGCGTAGAAGCCGTCCACGGCGGCCTCACACGCCTTCGCGGAGTGCTGGACCTGGGCGGAGATGCGGGCGTACTCCGCGTCGTTGGCCGCTTGACCGCGGCGGCTTTGCTCCTCGATGGTTTTATGGAGCGGCGCGGTCTCGTTGTAGATCTTCCAGTCGTAGTGGGCTTGGAGCTTCTGAGCGGCCTTGCCTGGCTCCAGCTCCCACTCTTCCTGGGTCGGAAGATCGACCTTGGGCGGTGCGGCCGGGGCCGTTGGTGGGGCCGCTGCCGGATAGCCGTCATTCGGCGGCCCTGGCGGGTGATGTGTTACCGGCGGAGGCTGCTGGAACGTCCCCTTGATGCTATCCGGCATGGCAATAGGTTCATGCTCAACCGGAGCGACGGCGGGGTCCGAAGGGGGCGGCGTGGTCGCATCGCCAGTCGGCACCGGCTCATCTGGCGGAGTGACTGGTTCCACCGCCGGGGTTGGGGTAGGGCTGGCGGGTGCGGGAGCTGAGTCGCCGCCACCCCCTCCAGGCTCCGCCTCGAACTGATACGCTGTTTTAAGCCACTTAAAATCCATGAGTTACTCCTCCTTCTCTACTTTCGGCGGCTTTTCGAGAGCCATTGCGAGATAACCATCCTGGGTTCTACCCTGTGCGGCGAGGGTTGCAAGCTCTGCGGGATTTCTCCCTAGCTGGAGCATTGCATCCTGGGTGGCATATTTATCGGCTGCGAACATATCTATCATCGCTCCCCATTCAGGCTGACGCTTGAGGTGGTTGATCTCCGTCTGGTTCCATTCCGGCAGGTGGGACGTCGGAGACCTGTCCTCCAATGTCCACGAGTTGTGATTCATCGTCGATGACTCTTGCTTGGAGCTGTTGGATGATGTTCGTGAGTTGGGCGATGGTTTGCGCCATAGCCTCGCCAGCCATTTTGGAACCCTCGATGTCGAGCTCATTCTTAACCTCCTGCATATCGAACTCCGCGAGGAATTCGTTGAGGACGAGATCATACACATCAAGGAAGTTTCCGGCGAGGGCAGCAAGTGGCCCGCCCTCAACAGCCACCGATCCCATCTCCGCCGCACCGTTGAAGATTTCCGGTAGCTTGTCGACCATTGCCAGGATCTCTTGTTTCTTGATCGCCTTGGACATGGTTTGCGAGTTGACCTTGGTCTCGATGATGATTTGGTCTTTCCAGTATCCCGGCGGGAACTCGATGGTCATGGCCTTCATCATCTCGCCAAGCTCCTCGTCCTGGGCGTCGATGAAGATTTGCATGGACTGGGGATTGAACTGGCGGTAGCGCGAGTATTGCATCTGGACGATGCGGGCGAGGAACTCCCGGTAGCGGGTCATCATCTCGAACAGGGGTTGCATGGCCCGCTCGAGGATGGCGCTGGTTCCGGTCGCGGTCGGCCGTTCCGCGAGCTCCTGGCCGAAGAAGGCCGGCGGGATAGAGGCGGCATCGTGCATGTGCTTGACGATGCGCTCGAGCAGGTTGAGGAGGAAGCCAACATCGCCGGAGGCCAGGCGGACCTCCATGATCCCTTTGCGGAGATCGTCGATCATCGCATCCTCAACTTCGGCCAGGCCGGGGCCGAGTTCCCCGTTATCGAGGAAGTTGGAGAGTTTGAGGCGCTTGAGGGCGATGAGGAGCGGGTTGATCGCTCGCACGCCAGCGTCGAGGAGGATGTTCATAATCGCCACGTATGCGCGGTGGAGCTGATCCAGCACGGAGCAGAGCGATTTGCCGTCCATTGAGGCGAGGGTTGGGTGCCAGGCGAAGGTTGAGTACGGGCGGGGGAAGTCCTGGTAGAAGGGGCCATGCGCTGCCAGCCACGTTTTCTGTTTCAGGTCGAGGATGATGACGACCTCTTCGCCGTCGTAGACGGTGTAGGTCTCCATGAGGGAGACCTCCGAGAGTTCGGTCTTGTTCGCCTTGGGCTCAATCCCGTGGGCAGCATGGATCTCTTCCTTGGCGAGTTCGGCATCGGCATCCTCGCGGGCCTCACCGATCGACATAGGATCCAGGTCTTTGCGGTAGTAGTCCTTGTCCTGTTCGATCTTGATTTTCCCCGGCGTACTCTCGAACCGCTCACAGAACCACCTTGCCTCATCGACCGATGCGGAGGGGATGGGGTGATAGATCCGGCGGGTATCGACAACGTAGGGGAAGCACCCCTCGTCCTCGATAATGGTTTTGGTTTGTTCAACGTCCTCGCCCATCTCATCGACATCCCAGTACCGGATTTTTCGCTCACGGAAGGACCAGGCGGTTTTGACGACGGACTTGGTGAAGATTTGGGCGCCGCGGATCGAGTCGTTAACGACGGCCTCGTATTTCGAGCGATCGGCCATCCAGTCGATGAGGACATCGTGCGCGGAGGCCATTTCGGTAAATCCAGGCCGGCCCTTGCCGACGAAGATTTGATCCTGGGCGAACACTGGGTTGGAGATGTTCGACCCGGCGTGCCTGCAAATCTCGAACGTGATGGTGAAATCGAGTTGCGCGTCTTTGTCGCCGCGGGCCTTGGGATCTCCGGTGGCCCAGTAGTTTTCCTCGCAGGACGTCCATTCCGGCTCGAGGGTGTCCTTGCGGTTCTCCACCACCTCGTCGATCTCGTCACAGAGGGCGACAACGAAGGCATCGAACGCCTCATCTTCTCCGAGCTTCTTGACTAAGTGGGTTATTTCGTAGGTTTGCGGGGGTTTCCGTGTGGCTTGAGTCATCGTCTACCCCCACCTCTCACCAGTCCATAACGGACGGGCATTGGATGAACATTGGTTCCGTATTCGTCATCGCTCTCATCTCGAATATGGGTCGTGGAGTAGCGTTTGTCATCCTCTGCGTAGATCCACCAGTCAACGTGCATTGGCATGGTGTCCGCCAGCGCAGGGCTGTCTCCCATGATTGTTCCATCTGGTGCGATGTTGAGGTTGACCAGATGGGATACAACTTCTTCATGATCAGGGTATAGCACAAAAACCTGATGATCCGCAACGTAGGGATGGAATCTGTCGAGCAAGCGCCTGCCCTTGCTCTGCCCTCCTGGGGTAAACGGTTCGATTCTGATGTAGATGCTCCGCTTGACCATTTCCTGCTTCAGCCAGGCGCCAACCCACACTTGCATGGCGCCGGCCTCGGGGATGAGCAAGCGGGCATCCCACTTGATCCCCATGTCGAGGAGGGCGGTGATTTGCGCCATCGGGTTTGGGTGTTCCTCGCGCCAGTAGTCGAGCAGGCACCCGAAGCGCATTGACGGCAGCCACCAGAACGCGGTGATACCGGAATCGTTGGAGTCTTTATTGAGTCCGCCGGTCGGATCCATCGCCACGGTAACGAAGCCGAGCGATGCTGGGTAAGCCACGCCGTCGATGTAGATGGCTTGCAGTTTGCCGTTAGAGTCATGTGATCTGGTGTAGGGCAGGAAGTCCTCACGCCGGAAGCGCCGGATCCCCTCGTCGAGAAGGACGTTGAGCATCTGGTGAGCGAACTTGTAGGATCCCATTTGCCGGAGGGTTTTCTTGAGTCCCTCCATTGTTCGCCGCTCGGGGAAGATGGGTTGCCCCTCCTGCCACACGAGCTCGCGGTTGGGCTCCAGCACGCTCTCGTTGATGTACTCCTCGTTATCGGTTGGGAGTTTCAGGCCGAGGGAATCGAGGAAGTTATACCACTGGTCGTTGCAGTAGCATCCGAGAACCATCTTGCAGTAGTCGGGGCTCTTGAGGAGCTGTTCATAGTAGCCCTTCTCGCCGCCGGGCCAGAGGGTGCCGATGATGAGGAGGATGGAGTTTTCATCCTCGAACAGCGGGTCCAGGGTCTCAAGGAACTCGACGGCGCCGACCATCTCCGCGGCTGAGTTGGCGGCTTTGTTGTCCACACCGTCGTCGACGATGATGATGTCGTAGTGCCCGCCGACGATACCGGACTTGACGCCGGCCAGGGTGACGGATGCCTCGGGGCTCTCGATGGTGCGCGTGACGGAGAATTCCGTAGCGGTCCAGACGTTGCGCCTGGCATCCGGTGGTGGGACAAGGCCGGGGAAGTAGAGGCGCATGGCGCGGCCCTGGAGGATGTGTTTGATCTTCCGGCCCTTCTTCTTCGCCTCGTCCAAGTTGTGCATACACATCAAGATACGTTTGTTTGGGTCGTTGATTAGGATGTGGACGATGTAGGCGATGTTGAGGAGCGAGGTCTTGAAGTGACCTCGAGGGACCATGCAGAGGAACCAGCGGTTTCCTTCGTCGAGCCCCTTTTGGAACCACATCGCCATAGCGAAGTGCAGCACGAGGGAGAGCTTGTGGAATTCGCAGAGATACCAGGCGGTCCAGAAGATGCTTTTCCGACACTTTGCTTGGATTTTCTTGATGTCAATGGGCGCTTCTTCGGCGCCTGGCATCAGTTCTCCTCGCCCGGCATCTCGAGTGCGTCACCAAGCATTCGCTGTAGGCGGTCGTCCATTTGCTCGGCCTCTTTGTGGGCTTTCTTTAAGTCTGCGGGGATGAGCTCACGCATAGCGGACTTCTGTTTGGTTTTCAGGAACAGCCCGGTCCACTCGCGGATCTCTTTGGCGGCCAATTTGCGGTCGTCCTTGGAGGCCCCATCCTTGCCGGCCTGCCAGTCCTTCCACATTTTGATGGTTTCCGGAGCGGCTTCGATGAGGTGTTCGAGGAGGGTGATTTTGTGGCGGTAGAAGCGGTGAACGCACTCATCGACGTGCTGTTCGGTCCAGACCTTGTACGCAGCGGGGTTCTTTTCGGCCCATCGACGAGAGAGGCCGGGGTCGAGGCCGAGGATGCGGTCGATCTGCGTAAACTCCTCACCACCGACCTCATGGAGCAGGGAAACGTATTTCAGGCGGATGTTTTCGATGGCTGTGAGCTTGTCGGCGCCTACTGCGATGCGCCTTTCCTCGAAGGTGTCTTTGAGGGTTTGGTCGCCGCGGCCGTCCTCCGGGGAGGACACATCGGCGTCACGGCGGGCTTGCCGTTGAGCGATCCATCGTTTCGCCTTGGCGGTATCGGCGGGCTTTTTGCTCACCATCTTAGGATAACATGGGTTTCAAATGCTGCCGGCGCAACCCCGTGGTCTGCTAAACCGCGTCTGAGTTTAATTTTTCGTAGTCACACCGACAGCAAAACTGGGGGGACTGCAGGAATCGAACCCACTAGCGAGAGGCCACCCCGCCCCAGGTAATCCTGGTTCTCGCAACCATGCGCGCCCCCATCAATCATTTACAGGCGTCTCCGAACGCCTTTTGGGTTGACTCACTGACGATCTCAGCCATCCTTTGGGTCGTCATCATCTTCTTCGCGTCGTCGTAGTTTTCCGGGTGAACGACGAGGGTTTGTTCGCGCTTCTTGAAATACCGGTGGCGTCTTTCTCGGGCCTCGAGGTACGGCGCCATCGCCGCGGTC